CCTACCACACATACAATGTCGACCAGCGGGCCAAGAACTGCTATTACCAGGGACGCTGGCAATGGATCGAACGGCGCATGGCGCGAATCACATGGTGGGACGATCAACCCATAATCATCTGCATAAAGCCGAGCGGACGGCATATTCGGTCGGACGAAAAGCATACCGAGCGAACCGGGATGGAGCTGGCGATCGTCCGAGATCGAGCACCGGTGAACCTGCCGCTCGGTTGGAGGCCGATCCTCCGGGCCAAAGGACCAATAATAACCAAACACCCATCCTGCCCTACCGAATGGGAATGGATGGAGTTCGCGGTCGAAAAGAGGTATCAAAAGTGGAGACAAAAGGCAAACGAGGACGCTGGACAAAGCGAACACCAGCCGTAGAAGAAGGCATCCTGCAAGCCCTGCGAGACGGATGCACCCAAAAGGACGCGGCCGAATCCAACGGGATAACGTGGGACACACTCAACCGATGGCGCATCGAGGATGAGGAATTCCGCAAGGCTGTATCGCGCGCGGAGGCCGAAGTGGCTCGAGCGATGGCCGCTCGGCTCCGCGTCGAGGCCACCAAGGCCGACGGCGACTGGCGGGCCGCGGAGTCCTGGCTCAAGCGGCGACGCCGGGAAGACTGGTCCGAGCGGCAGGAGATTACCGGCGCCGCGGGCGGAGGATTAGAGATCGTCGTACGCTTCGCCGACGAGGAGCCCAAATGATGACCGTCATGTACTGGATTTGCGGAATACTCGTCGGGATCATCCTGTTCATGATCCTGTCGATCGCTGTTTTCCTCTCGATCGACGAAGCCCAGCGGAGGATTGATGCCAGACAGGATTGAGCTTGTCCTGCCAAGGCCTCATGCCGGCCAGCGGGAGATCATCGCGGGCGCCAAGCGCTACAACGTGGTCTCCTGCGGCCGGCGTTTCGGCAAGACCACCATGGGCGCCATCCTCATGGCCGAGAACCTCCTGCGACACCGCAGGTCCTGCGGATGGTTCGCACCCACGTACCGGCTCCTCGAGGAGGCGTACAACGACCAGCGCCGGTTGCTCCAGCCGATCATCTCCCGCGCCGTCGTGAGCCCGTTCCCGCGCATCGAGCTGCTCACCGGCGCGGCGATCGACTACTGGACGCTCGGGGAACCCGCCACCGTGGCCCGCGGGCGCAAGTACGCTTGGGTGGGCATCGACGAGGCCGCGATGGCGGTCTACCTCGAGGAGGCCTGGACGCAGGCGATCCGCCCGACCCTCACCGACTACGCCGGGTCCGCCTGGTTCTTCAGCACGCCCAAGGGCCACAACTACTTCAAGACACTCTTCGACACGGCCCAGAGCGACGAGGAGTGGACGAACTGGACCATGCCGACCCTTGCCAACCCCTACATTCCGCCCGCGGAGATCGACGCCGCCCAGCGGATGCTCCCGAGCATCGCGTTCCGCCAGGAGTACCTCGCGGAGTTCGTCGACGCGGAAGGCGCGAGGCTTCGGCGGGAATGGATCCGGACCGGTACCCCGCCGGCCGAGATCGAGGTGTACCTGGGCGTCGACCTCGCCATTTCGACCAAGGAGGGTGCCGACTGGACCGCCGTGGTGGCGATGGGGCGGGACGGCGCCGGGACCATCTGGGTGCTCGACGCGGCGCGGATCCGCGCACCGTTCGACGGGGTGCTCCGCTTCGTCCAGGACATGGCCGCGAAGTGGCGCCCAAAGGTTATCGGGATCGAGCAGGTCCAGTACCAGGCGGCGGTGGTGCAGGAGCTCCTGCGGACCACGCGGCTCCCCGTGCGCGGCATCCGGCCAGACCGGGACAAGGTGACGCGGTTCCTCCCGCTCGAGGCGCGGTACGAGCAAGGGCTGGTGGTTCACGCTACGAGCCTGCCGGCGTGGTTCGCGGACGAGCTGCTGTCCTTCCCGATCGGAATGCACGACGACGCGGTGGACGCCGCGTCCTACGCCTGGGCCGCCATGGGCGCGGCGAGGAGCTTCGCGGCGGTATGAGCATCTGCAAGCATTGCGGGATTCGGACGATCGATTACCGGTCGTACTGGTGTATGCCGTGCTATCGGGCGCACAAGGCCGCCCAGCAAGCGGAGATAGCGCAGGACGACGACGCCCGCCTGGCGGCGGTGACCGACACGCACCAGCGGTGCCGTGGGTGCGGCGTCGACCTCTACCCGGTGAGCGACTGGGTGGCCGAGGCGCGGCGCTACAACCGGCAGTGGTTCTGCAGGCGCGAGTGCTTCAAGGCGTGGCGCTTCATGACCTTCTGAAAATACCTCGGTTTATTTTGCCACATTCCTTGCACTCCTTTGTATGTGTGGCATAATGTCCTTGTCGGGAACACCGACGAGGAGAACCGAGATGCAAACTGTTAGCACGATCACTGGTCCGACGCCGAAGCTCGATCCGTGGGTGGAAGTCAGCGACAAGCTCTACCGGACCTGCCGGCAAGTGACGTTCGAGAACCGGTCGTTCCAAGATTGGCTGATCCGGCTCCGGTTGAGCGACTACCCAGATGGTCGACGGTCTGCATGGATGACGATCGTTACCGGAGAAGGGAAGATGGTATCCTCCGAGATTTATCGGCATGATGCCGAGGCGATGCTCGAGCAAGACGGGATAGCCTGAACCAAGGCCCGAGAAATCGGGCCTTCTTTTTTGCCACAACCCTTGCAACCTTCTATATATGTGGCATAATGTGTGTGTCGGGAACACCGACGAGGAGAACCGAGATGCGAATTGACAACTACTGCAACATCATCGCCGCGAAGATGCGCGAAGCCGGCCTGGTCGAATTGGCCGCGACGCTCGAAGATGAGCGATTCTTCGTGAAGTCGACCGACGTCGATGCGATTATGGCCTTCGACCCCGAAACGGTCGTCCTGGTCCGATGCATCAACGGACGGTTCACGACCCCGATCAAGGGCCTCGCCGCATGGCTCCAGCTGATCCGCATGGAGTGCACCGAGTACGGCTACCTGCGAGATGTTTGCATTCCGTACACCTACACGACCAAGTAACCAGACAAAAAAAGGCCCGCCGGAATCCCGGCGGGCCTAGGAGGGTGGAGAGAGAGAATGCAACGTAATCGTATCACGCGGAAGCCGGTCGGCGAGAGGCCGATCGACGTCATCTCGATGATCCTGCTCGGTATGGCCTTTGGTTGGTGGGCATTGCAGGGATTCGCCGAGCGGCGCGACATCGAGGCGCGACAACGGGCCGCCATCATCCGCGCCGAGGGAGGCATGAGCCAATGAAAGCAGGACGCAAGAGGATCGGGCCGGATGGTCCGCCGTGTCCCCAGTGCGGTGCCGGGACGCGGCCCCGCGGGACCGGGTTCCGCTGGTGTCCGTCCTGCGGGAAGCGAATCCGAATCCCGGTCGAGGTGGACCGGCGACGCAAGCAAGGATAGAATCCAATCGCGGAACTAAGGCAAGGCCCCACGGTGCGCTACCACGCCCGTGGGGTCTTTGGCATGGGATAATCGGATCATGGGTATCCTCGATCGCCTCCTCGGGCGCAAGGCAATGGCCGATCCATCCGCGCCGCTTCCGCTCCCGCTCGGCCAATCGCGGGATATCTACCTCACCGGCTACGGCTCGGGCCAGCTCGTCTCGATGCTCCGCCGGGTCCTGCCGGGATCGCACCGGGACTGGTCCAACGTTGCGGGAGACCTCGGCCTAAACAGCGTCATCGCTCCGGCGATGGACTGGTACGTTCGCAACTGGCCCCAAGGTACGCCGCGGGTAATGCGGCGCGTCGATTCCCAGCAGTCCGAGCCCGTCGAGGATCATCCGATCGTCCAGCTGATCGGCGAACCCGAGCCCGGCATGGTCGGGAACCTCCTCTGGGGGTGGGTGATCCAGGACTACAAGCTGTTCGGGAATGCCTACCTGCGGAAGCAGCGCCTGGCGGGACCGGGATCGCAGGTGGTGGCACTCCAGTACCTGCCTCAGGACATGGTCCGACCGGTCGGCGATGGACGCAACCCGCTCACGCACTTCGTGTACACGACCGATGGTCGATCGTACGATCTCCCTGTCGAGGACGTTATT